AACCGATGTGAATATAGTGAGCAGTTTTTTAAGACTTGCTCAGGTCTCACGCATTCAGCTCGGATATCCCCAACCGAGCGGTTAGCTTACGGCAGGGATTTGTCGATTGCTAGTTCACTGACTGCTTTCAGGTCTGTATCCATTACAGCATTCATATGATTTAGCTGTGTTTCTATTGCGATTATATCGTCAATCTTCTCTTTGAGCCGATTGATAAGGATATCACAGCCTAAAGCGTGCTCCGCTGTATTAGCGATTGCTTCAGTGATTTGGCGTGTTTCAGCTTTGAGTTTTCTCAGAGCCATAGACACCTTTAGCCATTGCCAAAGGTCATACTTGCTTTCTAGTTTATCCATTTGTCTTTGTGGCATAAATGTAAACAGTAGGCCACTCCTCTGTGGGTCATTGTGGTTACTACTGTGCCCCATTTCCCCTCCGGTTCTGTTGAACCCCTCCGGAGGGGACTAGGGTCTTTTGCGTATTTTAGGGGGATATGTCCCACTTATTGGAGTAGTTCCGATAACTGGGCCTTCTCGTCAGATGTCAAACCTTCAGAGGCACGGGAAAGTGCCAATTTTAGTTTGTCCATCTTAGTGAGAGGTCCTAGGGCCTTTGTCACCGATTCCTTCCAAAGTCCGAAAAAATCTTTGCAGATTTTCACCTTTTTGGAGTTACTCTTGGATTGGGCCAGAAGTGATAATTCCGCGAGGGATTTACCGCCTTTGACTCTTAGTCCGCGAGGGATGTCGTTGACATCGATTCCTAATGCACTCACTATAGAGGGCCAGTCGTCGTTTTCTATCCGTAAGTAGGCATACTTTACGTCAGAAGACATATTTGCGTATAATCATATGTTTCCCATCTAAGGGAGATACACATATGAAGTAATTAAACAAAATTGCAGTTATATATAAAGATTACCCCAGCAGATTATACCCCTTTTCACTGGGTTTTGTCGACGATAGAACACTATATTTTGCCCTATGACCCCCCGTCTATTCAGTGGGGCCGATATACACACAAAACCATCCACCCCTTTAAACAAATCGGGTAAAATTTTGAACCTAAAAAAAAATCGGGGACATATTTTGAGCCCAGTCCCCTTGGGCTTTATGGAAGAAAAAACTACTTAGTTCCGTCTAGGGCAGATTTGATTTTGCCTTTGACTAAACCTTTTAGTTCATCGTCTTTTTCATCCCAAGCTGTTAGAACAACATTCCTTAGAAGGTCGTCTTTGACTTGAGTCTTGAGTGTTTCATCAAGTTTTTCGTAGGCCTTTTGTTGGGCCTTTGTTAGATTTTCTTCCAACAGTGCTTCGATTTGAGCATCGTACTGTTTAAGGTACTTGTTCAAAACTGGCATTAGTGCGGCTTTTACAGCTGGGTTCGTATAACATACGAAAGCAACTAAAGCTGCGACTGCTGCCAATAGTGCGAGGACCATTGGTTCTTCTAACAAACCTGTTTCCTCAACGACACTAAGAATATCTGCGGTACCGTTACCTACAGTTTCATTTGTTGCAGTTGAGTTATTGTCTGCTGTTGTATTATTCATTTTTCTACCTCGAGGTGGGTGCCACTACGAGATGCGTTAGGCTCTCTGGGTCACCCTATAATTACTTCTTTTTCTTGCTATATATACCTTTTGGTTTACAGGGTTTTTTATAAAAGGCACACCACTTACAGAGGGTTTGAGGAACCATTTCATACTGCTCAACGTCGTCCCCCCTTTTTTTAATTTCGTTGTGTATGCCTTTGATAAGCTCCCGCGCTTCTCGAAGGTTTTCATCATTGATTGCTACGAACATTATGTCGTCATATCGCAACCAGTCGATACCTGCAAACTTTGGTACAATGCCGGTTTCCTCATAATACATCAGTGCGTATATGATAAGCTGGCGGTAATATTCTTCGGGGAGCCAATGTCCGTACCTTTTACTAGTTTTGTAGTCTACAATCGAGATATTATCTTCGAAATCTTTTGCGACTACATCTACAATACCGCGAATAGACAATTCTTTGTTATGTATACGCATTTCAGCAAAGTGTGGACGGAGTTGTTTCAACGCCATATCCTTTGTCCTAGCGACTTTCCAGTCAACTAGTTCATACAGTTTCTTTTCGATACGGTGACAAAAGTTTACAAGTAAATCAATTGTTTCTCTTTCCATTACATCTGCGTCAATCTTTGGGTCTTGAAATAACCAAGGCATTTTTTCTTTACGTGCTTCCCATTGTTGGCGAAATTCTAGGATAGCCCATTCTTGGGGCTCCCCGTTTCTCCACTGACTTGGATATTTGTATTCTACATCGAATATTCGTTCAAGTATATCGTGTACAATGGTACCCCGAAAAAGGTGTAACGTTAACTTGTCAGGTAGTTTCTCGATATACCTATGGTAAAAATTTCGGGGGCACTGAAGGAAGGTGTTAATTTTCGAAGGCGATAACGGTAGGTTACTCGGACTCCAATCATCAACCTCAACTTCAGTATTTTGGTCACCAATATTTACGGTGAAAGATGCGCTATTATGTGCGAATTCTTTTTCTGTCATATTTGTTTCAGGCATCAGAGCTATATAAAGTTATCTAAACATATGTATAGCCAGCAATTGTTTATAGCATCTATGCTATATAGTATATGTATAATAGAGCTATATCTTTGATATTGACACAGCCTTTATATATTATCTTGACGAAATAAAATGTATGGGTCAAGACGATTATGGTGCAATTAATGTTATCTCCGATGTTGAAAGGGAGGCTCTAGGTTTGAGTGGCCCTCGCAGACCTGATGAAGAAGAAGGTGTGTTTGAACAAATTGGCAAAACAGCTGATAAAATCGGGGAGACAAAACTTGGCCAAAAAATAGGGTCGATACTTACTGTCTTTATACTCGCAATGTTTGGCAGCGGTAATGTTGACCTTGGTCAGTTTAGTGATATATGGGGTGACGAGGATGAACCGGCAATAAAGGGAGGATGCACAGACCCTACTGCAATAAATTACAAAGCTGATGCAGACTTTGACAACGGCAGTTGTGTATTTCCCCCGCCAGTTATCTACGGATGTACTAATCCAGAGGCCGACAACTATAATGCGGCGGCTACCCACGATAATGGCAGATGTCAATTCTTAGGCGGCCCTGTTGATAACGGAACTGGTAACGAGACACAGACTAATGAGACAGTCTATGGATGTATGGATTTTGACGCATTAAACTACAATGAGCGTGCAGAGGAAGATGATGGGTCTTGCGAATACGAAGAGTATGAATGCACACCTAATTCAACTTATTTTTATAACGGATTACAATATGGAAACTATTCCAGAGAGTATAACTCATTAAATATCACAGTAGACATTGATACGGATTGTGACCAAGAGGCACTGCCCGTGATGGTAGGGTATGACGTAGGACATATCAAAGTAGTAGATAACGAAACTGTGTGGAACGGTTATATGTGGAACGATTACTTTTTCAATGTTACAGGGTGGGAAGGTAACGAGTATGAACTTTCATCCGGCCCAGAATGGTTTACTGAACCATACACTGGGTGGTATATGATGTATGTCAATTTGTATGCAGACTGGGGAAGAAACGGTACTTACGAATATGTAGATTATTTCTTAATAAATAATATTGTATTGGAGGAGGAATGACGTGGTTAGTGATACTAGAGATGTTAGCTGTGATAATGGCTACAATATCTATTATATTTGCAGTAATGATGCTTTTAACATTTTTACTAAAGTTGATACCAAGAAAATCACAACAAAAAGTAAAAGAAGTGAAGGAGATTAAAGAACAGCCAAAAAGGAGGACTAAAAAGATGAGTAAAGATACAGCAAGCGAGGGGATAACGTTTAACGACATATTTATGTTTATGATAGCAGTGCCTTTGGTTTTACTCTGGGTTGGTTTTGCAGGTTTCGTTATACACAGCGGTTTGCAAGACGATTCTGTTCTTGAGCAAATTGAAGGGTATACAACTTTGATAGCTATATTAGGTGGGCCAGCCCTTCTAATTATCAAAGACGCCTTAGATGTTTGGAAACAAGAACAAGCAGAGAAAACCGCATTTTACAAAATGAAAGCACAGTCAGTTATAGATTATAATGCAAAAGCTCAAGAGCAAGCACAAATGATTGAAGCTAAAGACCAAGAGCAAGAACATAAAATGCAAATGAAGAAATGACCGAAACATTTATATGTTACAATCGCATAATTAAAAATGGTGACTAATATGGTCAAATGTGAATATACTATGTGCGGAGTTGATACTCCGTTAGAAGACTTAAATCGCGTACATCACTGGCCTTGCTGCGCAAGAGAGATTACAGACCCAGTTTTACACAGTAAGATAGCTGCTAATCTAGAATCCAAAGCAAAACCAGTTGTAGAAGAAAAACCAAAGCCAAAAGCAAAAGCACCAGCTAAGAAAAAGGCTGCAAAAAAGGAGAAGAGTAAAAAATGAACGATTTCGAAATGGAAGAGTTAAGCAAGCAAGTCAAAGGACTTCACGAATTATTAGAGGTCTTGATGGCTAACTGTTTAGAAGATGAAGTTGATTTAGATGGCGCCAAAGAAGAAGAGTAAATCTAGAGTCAACGAGGCAGGTAACTATACTATGCCTAGTATGAGAAGAAGATTATTCTTACGAATCAAAGCTGGTAGTAAAGGTGGAGCACCCGGGCAATGGTCTGCTCGAAAAGCTCAAATGTTAGCTAAACAATATAAATCAAAAGGTGGAGGATACAAATAATGCCACACACACCAAACCACAGATATAAGATGTCAGGTAAAAAGGTTAAAGTTGATAAAAACGGTAAAGAGTTAACGCCTAGACAAAAGAAAATAGCAAGTCTAGCACCACCTCGCAATAAAATAACCGGGGCTGATTTTAGAGCTTTGAGAAAAAGGAGAAAGTGATGTCTTCTCGTATGAAAAAATCACAAAAGTCACTAAAAAAGTGGACAAACGAAGATTGGGGTTATGTTACTAAAGGTGACGGAAAGAAACCTAAATCTAAACGAGGTCGATATTTACCAAAAAGAGTTAGGTCAAGATTAACAAAAAGTCAGAAGGCAGCTACTAATCGTAAGAAACGTAAAGCTGGAGGAGTAGGTAGCCGGGCTAAATATTCTAAGAAAATTAGAAAAGCAGTAAGGGGGTCGAGATAATGGTATACAAAAAGAAACCGATGAAAAAGAAAATGCCTAGGAAGAAAGCCGCAAGGAGATATTAGTATGGTAGCAAAGAAAGTCAAGGGTGTTGACGTTTCTAAATTAACAAAGAGACAACAAGACACACTAAAGAAACATTCAGTGCATCACAGTAAGAAACATATGCAATTTATGGTAAACTCTATGAAAAGAGGTACTACGTTCACAAAGGCCCATAAAAACGCAATGAAAAAAGTAGGTAAATAATGCCAGCAAAAAAAGACCCTAAATTAACTAGAGCAGGAGTATCAGGTTACAATAAACCTAAAAGAACTCCTAATCATCCTAAAAAATCACACGTTGTGGTTGCTAAAGAAGGGACTAAAACTAAACTTATTAGATTTGGACAACAAGGAGTACGAACAGCAGGCAAACCTAAGAAAGGTGAGTCTGCAAGACAAAAGGCAAGACGTAAATCATTCAAAGCACGTCACGCTAAAAATATAAAGAAAGGAAAAATGAGTGCAGCGTATTGGGCTAACAGAGTGAAATGGTAGAAGAATCAGTTCGAGAGTACGAAAGTAGACTCAGACAACGTGTTGGTGAAGGAGAATATGAACGTCATAAAGAACTTGTTATACTTCTGGCACGAAATCTTGCTATTGAAGACTTGCTTTGGCAAGAAATTCTTATATCTATTCGGGATGTTGACGCTCGAACAGAGTTATTGCGACAACGCAACACAATTGTTAAGGATATTCATACTGAGTTCCGCGCTCTTAATATTGAAATACCTACATTGGTAGAACAAAAGACCGAAAATTTTATGAACTTCCTAGGAGATTTAGAAGAAGATGATACCAGTAAAGAACCAGAAAGAAATGAAAGCAGCTCTGACGGGTCAGAATAGATTTGACTCGCAAAATTTAGAGAAGTTTTTCGAAGAAATACGCAAACATCCTAAGAAAATGGAAAAGTTAGTGCGAACTTTCTGTGAAACGTACCTTTTAGATGCAAAACAACGTCCTTTACGTGTTAGACCACTACAAATGAAGATTATTGTACAATCTTTGACATATCCTGATGGAAATTCTGAAAAACACCGTAAATTAGCTATATTAGCCCCAAGAGGTAGTGGTAAATCGTGGGCATTGTCAATTGCAGTCGTTATTTTTATGTTTTTTAAGAGATTCAGAGACCTTGTGTTCGTTTTAGCTCCCACAGAGGACCAAGCCGCCCTGATTTTCAATTATGTGTACAGACATTTTAAAGATAATACATTTTTAGATTCCTTAGTAGATAATTATAAACTACATAACAAACCGCATATCAAAATGCGGGGCGGTACTATCTTGCGTCGGGCGCCGGTGGCGCCCTCCAATCAGGGACAATCTATTCGTGGGCAGCACCCAACACTTTTAATAGTTGACGAGTCACCTTTAATATCAGATGAGTTGTTCATCGATAATGTAGAGCCAGCGATAGTCGCAAACAAAGCACCGTTTATCAATCTCGGTACTCCTAAAAGTAAGGAGAATCATATGTATCGATATTTATTTGATGAGGGGTATGCAGATACTTTCAGTCGTTTGCACTTTACTTGGAAAGATGCCATCATAAAAGGGGAAGCTTACAGTCCACCATATGATGAAGAAGATATGTTGAATAAAATGTTAGAATGGGGAGAGGACTCCCTGCACTGGAAAACAGAATACGAATGTGAATTTGTGGAGAGTATATCTAATGTATTTACACCAACCGGACTACGAGAGTGTTTTGATGACTACCAACTACTTACCCCCGAAAACGCTGACGAATCAGGAGAGACAGGTACAAATAATACTGTGGCTGTTGACATTGGGAAATCTGTTAATTCTACTGTTATTAGTGTATGGAGGACTGAAAAAGGACCTGACAACAATATTGCACGATTATTATATTTGGAAGAAATCGGACCTAAGTCAGGGGGGCACGATATACCTTATCAAAGAAGTCGTATTATGGACGTCGCTGTTGATTTTAATGCGGCTCGCGTTATTATCGATGCTACAGGTATTGGAGGTGCTGTCGAGCAAGAAATAAGAATGGCTTGTATACCATTGAGTATACATTTCATACCGTTCGTATTTACTGGAGGAGCTAAAGGCAGTAAAACATATGCTTACAGGGATTTTGTATCTTTTGTTCAGCAGGGTCTTATCAAGGTACCTGACATCGAAAGACAAGAAGGAACCGCCAAAAAACTAATGTGGAAGTGGTATCGTGAACACGTAGACTTAGAATACGTTATGGATGCCTCTCAGAAAACAGAGAAAATATCTGCACCATCAAACAAACACGATGATTATTGTGATAGTAGTGTATTAGGTGTACACGCAGCTTTATCTATGTTACCAGCAGACAGTATGTTAGGTACAATCAATGTTAGAAAGCGTGGTACAAGAAAACCAGTAAGTAGATACGGCGGAGGCGGTATAACTACTAGCGGAAGACGTCGTTCAGCTCCAAAAAAGCGATTTATGCGTGGTATTTGAACAAAATTTTATATACTAGCGAAACTTTATATATTGTGATAGCAAATGGGTCTAGCCGACAGGATACGCCGCGTTTTTGCTACGGTGGGTTCTAATCCTAACACTCCAAAGGATGAACCACGTGGTTTTGGCGCAGGTGTAATAAGAAGGTTGAAACTTACCAATAATTATGGTAACAGGAATTATGAGCAGCACATAGGTGACAATAGAACCTATATGAATGTTTATTTATCAGACCCGATTGTACGTTCTTTGATTGACCTCCCTTGTTTATATGCAGTAAAGGATGGTTTTGATATTGTTACTGAAGACGAAAAACTAAGAGAAGAAGTAACAAAGATGTTTGTTGATATCAATATTGATATGACAATCTACGGTTGGCTACGCAACGCTCGAATCTTTGGTTCAGGTTATTTAGAATGGACTGGAGACAACCTAGTTCTACGCTCTTCACAAAATATGTACGTGAAGAGAAACGAACACGGCCAATTAATGTATTATTATCAGAATATAGGAAACGACGCAGAAGACGTTCGTTTTGACCCTGATGAAATTGTAGAACTACAAAACAATCCTTTTGATGATTACGCTTATGGTTTATCTGATATACATACTATTTTATACTTAGTAGACCTAAAAGATTATGCAGAGCGAGACATTGGAGCAGCTCTGAATAAATATGCGGTATCACGTTTCGACATTTCCTGTGGGTTGCCTGATATGCCCTATGGCCCTGATAAGATTAACGAAATTGTTGATGCATTTAATTCTTTAGAACCCGGTGAAGATATAATTCACGGTAATGATATACAAATAAAAGAAATAGAAGGTACAAATAGAGCCTTTGAATATGGTAAGTATACAGATGATATACTAGATAAAATACATATAGCTCTTAAAGTACCAAGAACTATGTTTACACAACCGGAGCAAGCTCGCCCGGTTTTTGAACCTTACGTTAAATATTTACAAAAAGCAGTAGAGTCTGCTATTAATTCACAACTAATGCCACAGTTTGGAGACGATGTTAAATTTGCTTTCAGACACTTGAATGTAGATGATGCATTCACAAAGGCAAAAACCGATATGATATATCTATCAGAAGGTGTCTTGGCACCTAGTGAAGTTAGAAAGGAGAGAGGTTTAGATGCTGAAGGAGTAGTAGAAAAACAACCAACTGCCGCTGAAGTAAATATTTCTGGTGGAAAAGACCAAGACAAAATAGAAGAGTCTCAAAGAACAGAACAGAGATTATCTAAAAACCAGACAGGGAAACGCACTGAAGAAGAGGTTGTGGAGGTAGTAGCGTGAATGCTTACGAAAAATGTGTAATAGGATTAAAACCACGCCTTAACAAAAAAGGTGTAGAGAATGCAGAGATTGTAGCTCAGAATATGTGCTCTATGTGGGCAGATAACAATGGCGAAGAAAAGGAATTCGGTGTTTCTAAATCAGATGAGACCCAAAAAACATTTGCTATGAATTTTGAATTTGATAAAGAAGCACTTAGTGTATCTAAAAAGGATACTGAAGATATGTGGGAATTCCCAGTTCGTGCTTTAACTTCTGGTCGTCACGATTATGAAGTTGAAGGAGAAGAACAAACTGTGTTTATAGAACCTAGTATACTTAAAGAAAGCTTGGAGAAGTTCAATGAACTACCAATATATTATACTCATCAAAGGACTCCTGAGGATTTACTTGGGAAGGCTATTAACCCTGAGATTGAAGAGATGGAAGACGGCAAGGTAGCAATATCTATGTTGGCTCAGATTTATGAACCAACAGCCAGAATGAAAGAAGTGATACAGAAAGTGGAAGACGGGGATATTACTAACGTCAGTGTCGATTGGTTTTCAAAAGACGTTGATGTTATGGGCGATTCGTACGCGACAAATATCCGACCCGTAGAAGTCTCGTTTATAGACAACGAGATAGCAACGCCCGTCTGTGGGGAATGTACGATTGACACGGAATGTGCAACACACGTATCAGAAAAAGAATTTGCAACCAAAGATGATTGTGGTTGTGGAGGGCACGACGAGAATTCGTGTGGTTGTGACCACGACGGTGAAGACAAAGAGGTCGATAATATGAGTGAGGAAGTTGTAAAAACAGAATCTGAAAAGATAACAGAGAGAGAGTTTGCTTCAGTTAAGAAACAACTTGAAGATTTGACATCTAACCACTCCGAATTGGAGCAGAAGTACAATGATGCTTTGAATTCTATCGAAGAGTTTAAGACCGCAGAAGAATCAAGGAAGGCAGAAGAAGCCAAAAAGCTAAAAACAGCTTTGGTCAAAAATGTCGTTTCCAAAGAACTTCTTTTCGGAAAACTCCAAGAAGAGTCCAAAGATGCCCGTACTGAAGAACTATTCGGTTGGGAAGATAACAAATTAACAGGTTTCTTCGAAGCATTAGAATCAATGCCTGAACCTGCCGAAACAGAAAAAACCTTCGGTAAGGGAATCGCAAAGGATTCAGAAGAAAAGGCCGTAGAGGCCGAACCTGAAGTAGAGAGAATGTTCTCTATGATAGACGGAAAAATCCGTTTGAACAGGAAATAAATATAGGAAATAATAAATATGGCAACAGAAATATTAGTAAATGATGGTGGAGCACCAGCACGAATATTACCATTTTTAATCCACGCTACTGTAGCAGCAGGAGACCCCCTACAGATACACTCTAATGGGAAAGTCAAACCAGCAGCAACCAGTGGAGCAGCCTGTGTCGGAGTAGCTTTAACAGCTGCATCAGGCTTGGATAATATGTGTAACGTGATAACTGGACACGGAGTCGTCGCTAACGTAAACGGACAAGGAAGCATTGTCGCAGGTTCTATCCTGTCAGCAGATGCAACTGGTAAGTTCGGTATTGCAGCAAGCGCCGACCAGAAAGAAGCTATTGCACTTGAGGCAATCAGCGGAGGAGTAGTGAAGGTCGTCCTTCTCTAAAGAGGTGAATAAATATGGTAACAACACAAGATGGAATACTAACATCCAATAACACTGGTTCATTCACTGCAACAACTGGAGGAACCGGAGAGAGAGTTCTAGTAGATTACAAAGACGCTTTGCAAGACTACAAAGTAACTGACCTTCCAGCACTTCAGATGTTTACAGAAACAATGACCACTGATACTGGTGGAGATATAGATTTAACATTCGCAATGCCTTCTATGAACTTAGAAAGAATTGATGAAGGAAGCACCCCTCAATACCAACACACAAAGATGCGCTCCGAGAGAGTAGCAGTCAGAGAGTGGGGTATTGCAGTAGGTGTAACCCGCAGAATGATAGAAGACTCAAGATTCAACGAAGTTGAACTTGCATTAAACGAAGCACGAAGAGCAGTTGACAGACATATGTCTAAACACGTTATCTACGCATTGTTCGGTATTGGAGATGCAGACCTACAAACAGGTATCAGCAACGCAAGTATCGACAAAAACGATGCAGAAGTTGGCGCTGGTGGAATCAACGATTTCACAGTCAATCTCTACGGTGGTTTCATTGGTAGTGGTACAGCAGCTCAAGCAGCAGCTGGAGATGGACGCTACGTCGACTACGGTTTAACCGCAGCAGCAGACTTAGCCCGAACTCACTACAGAGAAGCAGCCACAAACGGAACTGTTACACTAAGTGACTTGACCACAGCTATCGAGTTAATCGGACAACACGGTTACAACGCAGATACTGTAGTTATTTCACCAAAGCACTACAAAACTCTATTGGACTTAGCAGACTTTACTGCAGCAGTCGGAGCATCTAACTCAGCTATTCAAGCTGGTACAAGTGCTTTGGGTGGTGTTGCAAATACTGCAGCCACTGGATTAGTTGGTTCATTGTTTGGATTGAACATTTATGTCAATGCATACATCCCACCAACAGCTTATGGTGTGTTTGATATGTCATCAAAACCAATGGCTTACGTCGAAAGACGTGCAATGACTGTCGAGGAAGCAAACCCCGGTTTCGGAATCGTCGGTTCATATATGTCAATGAGATATGGATTGAAAGTTACAAAACCAGAAACTGGTGTAATTTTCTACGATTAGATATCTAGATAATCAACTCTTCGGAGTAGGTTTACAGTTGGGGGTCTGTATAAAAACCCCCACAATCTTTTTTAACCTACTTAGCGTAGGTATATTATAATGCCACTATCACGAAAAATACTACCACACGGTAAAGCAAAAATACAAGCAGGTGCAGGCTCAAATGTAACTGGTTTAAATTTAAATGGCACAACTTTACAATTAAATCAATCTAACAGTCAACCACAAAGAACTGTAAGTTTAAGTAGTCTTTCTGGTACACCCGCAGGTAATGATACAGAACTGCAATTTAACAACAATGGTTCATTTGGCGGAACAGATGACTTAAAGTGGGATGGTAGTAAACTAAAACTTGGAGATTCTGCTGATACTGGTAATTATTTCGAAGTTCAAGGTAGTGATTCTGAAAATACCTATGATGTCTTGGTTGGAAGAAGAAGATTCCCTAGAATATCTTTAAACGACAGAGGCTCCGTCACTCAGACAATATGGCACCTTGGTGGTGAATTGAGATTTGGTACAAGTGCAGGAAGTAACACTAATGCTGCTTTTGTAATAAAGAGTGGTAGTGCTTCTTCAGTAGCGACAGCTGGTGCATTTACATTTGGTGTCTTGGAAGTAGGTACGTCGAGTTCTATCAACTCTAGTAGAGTAACGATATTAGATACTGCTAAGCCACTAACGCTAGCTTATGATGGTAATAATTATGCATCTTTAAAAGTAAGTAGTGGAGGTGTGTTAACAGTAGCTACTAATATGGCTAATGCAGGGGTAGCAGATAGATTTTTGTTTGATGGTAATCATTTCAGAGGAACTGATACTAACGCTCCTTCGATGCGTAACGAAACGCCTTCAGATACTAACCCCGTTTTTACTTTTAATAATGACGTTGATACAGGGATGGGTAGAGCTGCAGCTGATACTTTATCTTTTATTGCAGCAGGAGCTGAACAATTACGTATAGCAGATAATGTAATTACACTTGGTGATGGTGTGGTTTTAGCACCCCACGCAAGTGACAACTTTACAATTGACTCTCCAAATGGTATAATATTAGATGGTACATCAGCAGCTAATGGTGTACAGTATCACGACGGCAGCCTTGAGATAATGAGAATTTCTAACTCAAGTAGTAATCCAGTTATCAGAACTATGGTAGATGCTAAGGATATGATTTTCCAACAGTTCGATGGTACTGAAATTGTAAGATTCAAAGATAATTTAGACGTTGAAGTTGCTGGTAATTTAAAAATAACTCCAGATAATAAACTATATTTAGGAGATGACGAGTTTATAGATGTTAACACTTCTTCTTCACCAAACAGGATGGATTTTCATATAGCAAATCTTCCTCGATTACACTTAGATTCGGGTACATTATTTTCGGGACAATCTGGAGGTCCTTCGATGGACTTAACTCCAAGTTCTGGCATTGCAAATTATGGGTTCGTGGGTGACACTGACACCGGTATGTCTAGAACAGGTGCAGATACACTTGTATTGATGACAGGTGGTACAAACGCAATCACAATAGATAGTAGTCAGAATGTTGTAATACCAGCTAACTTGACGGTACAAGGAACAACAACTACAATCGACAGTACAACCCTCAGTGTTAAAGACAAGAACATTGAGATGGGTGTAGTTAGTAGTCCTACAGATGTAACGGCTGATGGTGGAGGTATCACATTAAAAGGAACCACCGATAAAACATTCAACTGGATAGATTCTACAGATAGTTGGACTGCATCAGAACACATTGAACTTGCATCTGGTAAATCATTTAGGATTAACGGTAACAACGTTTTGAATCAAACAACTTTAGGTTCTACAGTTGTAGGTTCTTCATTAACAAGTGTTGGAACATTAACTTCAGCTACAATATCAGGCGATTTGACAGTTGATACAGATACACTAAAAGTAGACTCTTCTAATGATAGGGTAGGAATAAATAACTCTAGTCCAGATAAAACGTTTGTTATTAGAACTGGTGGAACTAGAGACTTTAAATTTTTTGATTTTGATATGACTTATGAATCTTCGCTTGGTATACGAGCAAAGAATGGTGGATACCTCGGATTAGTAACAGAAGGAAACAATGAAGTATTTCTTTCTACTAATGGTTTCGCTAATAAAAGGTTAAGAGTTACTTCTGGAGGTGACGTTACTTTAGGAGGTGAAGCATCTACCGTCGACGGAGCTAGATTACACGTTAACGCATCAGATGCAAATGTTGTAGCTAATTTCTTTTCAACAGATGGTATAGGAGAAATTAGAGTTGGTGATAATTATTCAACAGGTTCACACAAATACACCAGAATATTGAATGTCGGTAGTATAATGAAAATTATGCCTGATACTGGTGCAGAAATGTTTAATTTAGATGGTTCAAGTTATACTACCACATTATTAGGTGAATCTAGTGGAAATAGTCCTAAACTTAAGTTTGACAACCCTGACGCTTCTAATGACATTCAACTAACACAAGCTGATGCTGGTTGGTTTGGTTTATCTACTGATGGTGGTTCAACTCAACATTTTATTGCTAGAACGGGTAACATTGGTATAGGCACAGAGTCACCTGATAAACTACTCCATATACACGGTGGAACAGACACAGCTTTCAAAATGAGCAATGCAGGTACTGGAGAAGGTGGTTCTGATGGTTTTGAAATACTTCAATCAAATGCTGGAGAAATAGTACTTAAAAATAGAGAAAGTGCAGCTTTAAAATTTGACACAG